GGACTTCTTTGCCTTCCATGATAGCTTGTCTTGCTTTCTGAAACTCAGCAGCACGATCATTTGAGTATTCAAGATAGTATGTCTTTGGTGCATAGTTTGGATATTCATACTCATACCACTTCTTTTCATCTGTTGGGAAAAGACTGATAATGATTGCGCCCTTGCTCAACTGAGAAGGATTGATAATGATAACAGAAGCAAGTGTGCCTTTGACTTCTCTATGCTCAACCGCTGGCCAGCCTTTGACGCCATCAAATGTAAAGTAGATCATATTGGCGAGAATGACCACAATAACTATGACAAAGAACTTAATCCAGTTGTTATAGTAAAATGCAAGTGCAGTCATTGCTGCGGTAGCAAGAGCAATAATCAATATGAGCGATTGTGTCATTGTGGCCTTCCTGACATGATAGAAACATAGTCATCTTTAAAGAGAACGATATTCTTATTATTGTCCATGACGAAACGAATTGCAGTTCTTTCTTGCCAAACTCTATCAAGCTTCATTTCGATACGCTTCACAACATAGTACGTTGGATTGATCTTGATGACTTCGACTATAAACGGAATATCTTTTAGCATATTTGGTGCCATACTGGCTTTACCGTCTGCGCCCAAGCAAGAATAGCTGTGAACGTTTACGATGTATTCACCAGGAAATGTACCGCGAAGTGTTAAGTATTCTTTGTTGTCAGGATCAATGATAAACTCTTTACCGTCAAGTTCAAATACGCTTCTGCGCTTACCCATATCATCACGCTCAAGATACATTAGACCTGCATCTGGCACTTTGAATGATACAACATTGTTTTGAGGATCACGAACCCACAAGTCCAAGTCACAATCTATGTTTGTCGGCCATTCTAGTGTGATGATATAGTCGGCGTTCTTCTTGATGCCTTCGGTGTTCTTTGTGATTGGTGCGATGAGAAGTGTTGTCAACATGAATATGACAACTGTGCCCATGAGAAGGGCTATGAGTAGGTCGATGTAAGCAGTACGGAAATCAAACTTTCTACTATTCTTCATGATCATATGTTACTGCATATAGCAGTGCCTTTGTTATCAAACTGGATAAAATACCAGTTGCATTTGTGTACAGTGCAATACCAAGACCGACCGACATGTTGCCCAACAGAGTTGCTAGACTGGCAGGATCAGAAACAGAAGCAGAAGTGATACCAGAAGTGAGAAGATAGATGAAGCCAATGACAGTGCCTAACATGCCAAGGGCTAACATTTGTTCAGATAGAAACCAACAAGTATCGACCAACTTATTGGTAAAATCTTTAGTGTATGCAATGTAACCAATCATTGCGGTTGTTACAACATACAAAACAGCGAGGGCTGTAGTGATCATCGTAACATCATCAATCCAAATTTCGTGAATAATACCATGGTAATATGCCCAGAATATTCCAGAAGCTACTGCCAGATTGGTAATCCACCAGATATAAAACGGTTTTACGATTTTCATACAGACCTCGCTAATTTAGTGCCTGTAGTATTTAGTGATTACTCCAGTCTAAGAGTAGCAACACCAGCGGCTACGTTTAGACCAGTCTGACCAGATACGGAGACAGGATTGAGAACAATACCCGACTGCATACCACCGATGAGAGCATTCACGCCAACACCAAAGACAACAGAGGCTTCTGCATTGACGCCAGTATAGACGCCCTTGAGTCCGCCGTTAGAAGTGCCATCGACGCCAAAGACTGCCCAGACAAGAGCCTGATTGCCAGTTACACCGACATCAACGCCAAGACGAGAGAAGGTGGCGTTATAGTGCTTCTTCTTTCCGTTAGTTTGAGTAAATACACATTCGCCGTGCTTTACAGAGCCGATGATGAGGCCTGGTCCGCCATCAAGATGGCATGTGAGAGTGCCGAGCTTGACACCGTTAGCCTGTGCTGCACCAGTCATTAGTCCGACGGCCATGAGAGCCGCAGCAAGAGTACGCTTAAACATTCTTATGTTCTCCATTATTTGAAACAAATCCATTCAGCTTCTCTGCCAAAGCAATAACGTTTTCGCTCGTCACTGCGGGAACATCTGGGAAAGGAGGAAAAGTGCCGCCTTTAGCACGAACGCCTTCACACTTCATATTCCAATCATTCTCAAGACGAATGCGTTCATTCATGGATTGCTCCGTGAGAATGCTTTGTGCCATAGAGAGAAGTTCTAAACGGATTTCATAGGGGGTTTTTGACATGATATATTCCTTGTGTTGTGTGTTAAGGTGGGGAGGTTCTGTTTCCACGCCCTCCCCGAGCGCATGTTAGGCTGCTAGAGCCAAACGAGGTGCAATGTTGTCATTAGCACTTGTAGTTTTGCGCTGTATACGACAGTCGCCTCTCGGTTATCTCCAATTCACTATTCTACGCTTGTCGATCCTAGTTCGCCCCCATCAGAGATACACTGAGTTCATCCTTTAGCGTCACTAGGCGCCTAGTGTGGACACAACGAGTGGTCGCAGTGTATCTTTGGTGGAGGCGGCGGGAATCGCACCCGCGTCCAAAACGTTTTTCGATCCTCTTCATCGATAACTACAGTATATATGCACTAGGCATACGGACTGTCTTTTTGTGGCACCTGAATGAAACCTTCAGGCTTGCCATCATCTCCTACAATCGCAGCGGTCAAATGACCACCATAGACACAAGCAGTATCTACGTTTGTGCGATCTTCTGTCTGTTCAATTTTGCCTAATCGTGGCGTGTGACCATGATAGAAATGCTTTTTGAGTTGTGCATGATGATATTCTTCATATCGCATCCATAGTAGCATTTGATCAGTTTGTTCGCTCATTGGAAATGCAGGATTAGCACCAGCATGAGCGACAATGATCGTATCGTCCTCATAATACTTTGGTAGAGAACGCATCCATTCTAGCACATCTTCAGGCATTTGTAAAGAGTTATAACTACGAAGTGTTTCGGCAGCATACATTAATTCGCCAGACATAATCATGTCCTCATGATTTCCCATGAGTGCTACGTGTCCTTCTTTCTGAAGCTTACTCACAAGCTGTACGACTTCTTTGGACTTTGATCCACGATCTACATAATCGCCGACAAAGATCAACTTGAAGTCTTTACCCTTACAATGAATCAAAATCTGAGCAATCAAGTCACACAGTTCATCATGGCAGCCGTGAATGTCACCAATCACATAACGTTTCATAATTTACTTCTTCTTTCGCGTCTTCTTTACAGGCAAATCGTTGTAAGGTGTCCAACGCTTGATGCTGCCGTCTTCTTCTACTTTAATATATCTCTGTTCTTCTAAAGTCTGTAAGGTGTTCATTGCACCAATAACAAATCCTTGGCGTCTGCTAATAAAAGCACATGCGCCAAAAGCGACACAGATTGTTACGATCATCCAAGGTTCTAGGTACATAGAATATTTTCCTGTTTATAGAGATGAATTTTTTCTAGTAGATTTTGAACATACTGATTCTTGTCGCGGATGAATACCTGAGGCTGTTCGCTATCGTCACATGAGATTATGATGACAATTTGATTCATTGGTTTGCCAACAAGTTCCTCATACATGAGAGCATATGCTGTACCTTGCTCAAAGTAGTTTTCAATCCATGCTTCTTTCTTCTGTCTCAGCGAAGTCTTGAAGTCGATGATAGAAGGAACACCTGCAAACTCTGCAATGCAATCTGTTCTTCCTGCAACACCAAGCTTTTCGCTGTACAGAGGACTCTCAATATAGTGTATATTGTTGATCAAGTCAAGTGTTTCTTGAATGTCACGAAAAGATTGTTTCATATCTGGCATGATGCCATCGAGGAAGTGTTCCTCGTTTCGGAGATAACTCTCAAGCATGTTATGGAATTTTGTGCCGCGCGTGGATGCGCGATGCATTACCTTATCGGCTTCCTCATGTCCAACTTTATTGCGCCATTCGATGAGCGACTTCTTCTTAAAATGTCCAAGAACAGTTGTAACCGAGGGCAATTTTTTGCCGCTCGGTGTAACATAAAATCTTTCGCCTGTGCTTTCGTCTGTAGGCAATTGCTTTAATTCAGGCAATCCCTCAACGAATTTAAACTTCTTCATTCCTCACTACCATTACCACCATCGCCACCAGAAGAACTAGGCGATTTTCTGGCCAGAACTTTCTTCTTTGGACTTCCGAAATCATCATGTGCTGCATAGTCAACAGTCTTCATAGGCTTTTTGCCTACTGCTTCTAGAATTTGTTTTAGTGTTCTCATGTCTCGTTCCATTTCTTGAGTATCCAGGATGAACTATTCTTCTTGTTTTCGCCACCAACACCAAAGACAAACTCAACATCATCTATACCACAATTCATTTCTGGAATGTTCTCTTTAGTTCTGTCGCCTCCGTTCGCAAAGATAATCGTGTGATCTGGATTCTCTTCTCTGATTTTGCGAATAGCATCAATCGCTGAGTTGTCCGAATCATCAAACGCAAAACATTCATCTACACTCCTTAAATTTGATAGAATTATGTGACGTTCAATCCAGGGCATGAACGGTTTACCTTTTTTATGTGTAAGCCATTCGTCGCTGTTCAAACCAACAAACAGATAATCACCAAGTTTCTTCGCTGCATTGATATATTCAATGTGTCCTGAATGTATCGGATCAAATCCGCCAGTGATAAGAACTAGTTTTGGCATTTAGACCTCTCGTATTCTTTTTTCTTTGCTTCGTAATATGCCCAAGTTCCATACATACCAACTGGCTTGCGATCTTCTTTTGCAAGACATTCTTTGATGTATTTCATGCAGTCTTCACTGTAGTCACTCATACTTTACTCCGTAGTAAATCTTGCTGGGGCTTTTTTCTTTGAAGGTCTAAGTTCTGTCTGAAAGGGAGATTCTGGATTATTATACTTCAATCTTCCGCCAACTTTTTCCGATTTATCTTTTCCTGGAAATCCTGTTTCGTTAGTGCCTATTAGTCTAGCAGTTTTGCCGTTGTGATGCAAGACAGAATCTTGATTAAAATGCTGTCCTAGTCTACGACCAAATGCTACAAGTTCTGCACCAGACTCGCGACCAGCTTCCTTTGCGTGAATGACATGAGAGCTTTCTTTATTGCCCTCATATTGTCCTTCGGCTTTTCTTACACCAAATCCAGCTTTACGAGCCATAGAAACAAGTTCTTTGTTTCTTGCTGAGATTTGTTTCTTTGTTAGACCAGGTCTTTCGGTAGACACTGCTATAAAATGTCTGCCTTCTTTTTCCAGTTTGTTCATACGAGAAAGAGGATTACCTTCTTCAATCGTTCCATACTTTCGCATACGCTGAAGGTCGGTCATTCTATCTGTAGATGAGAAGCTTCCGCCGAATGGATCGTCATTGCCCAATCTCTTATCTCTAGCTTCACGCTCTTTTGGCGTTAACATTCTTGTGCTATCCATACCGCCCATCTCGGCGCGAGTATGAAACTTCTTCTCTTTTGGATCATAAAAGCCAGCTTCGCCCTCAGCAGGTTTGCCTGGCTCTGTCATGTGTCTTTCACGAATTTCAGCATGATCTTCGCCGCGACGACCTCTCAGTATTTTTCCTGATGGATGTCGAATAGCAGGCTGAACTCTTTCACGAAATGATACTTCTTCTGCTAGATATTCTAAAAACGTTTTCATTGTTTTCTTCCTAAAAGGGTACGCATTGTTGTGACATGTTCTCTGTCTTTTGCCTTCTCTACTTCAGGCAATTCATTATACGGAACATGTTGTGCAGCATTATAATCAGCTTTGGGATTACGTTTCATCCATTCATTATGTACATGCTCAGAGGCGGCTTCCGTATCATTTCTATGTTTACGAATTGCCATGAGAGCAGCTTTTCCTGCTGCTAGATTTTCTTTTTGCCAGTGCGGATGAAGTTCATCAAAAGGCACATTGATATTTTCTTCTTTTCCAGTAACTGGATTTTTTTTCGGTCTTTTTGCTCCTACACCTTCGCGCTTTTCAAATCCTTTACGCCAATCTTCATGCGCTTTAGAAGCAAATTGACGAACAACTTCCTGTCCTCTACCTTCTATCAAAAATTCTTCTCTGATAAATCTCTCTAAGTTTTCTTTCATAGTCCCATTGCGTCCTTTTGAATGATGTATGATTTGACGAGGCCAGAACGAACGATATCTTCTTTCTGAAACTCAACATGTTCAAAAGTATTTATTCTTTTTGTGATAGCCATCAACTGTGTGATGCCTTCTTTTTCGTGTGGCTTTGTCAAGTCTGTCTGTCTAAAGTCGCCGCAAACAATCAGACGGCTTTCATCGCCCATTCTTGTCATTACTGTATCTGCTTCTTGAAAGGACAAGTTCTGACTTTCATCAAGGATCACGATTGCATTGTTGAATGTGATGCCACGCAAGAATGATGTTGTCGTGAACTGCACAAGACCTTTCATCTTGAGAATATCATAACCATCACCACGACCAAATAGATTGTCACAAATTTCGCGGTACGGCTCTTCATACACAGCGGCTTTTTCTTTCATAGAGCCTGGAAGAAATCCCATGTCTCTGGAAGGAACAACTGAACGAACAATGATTATTTTATTATATACTGAAGTGCCTGTCAAGATTTCATTTAGAGCAAGATAAAGAGCGCAGAATGTTTTGCCTGTTCCAGCAAAACCGTGTAGCATAAGATGATATCCGTGTCTGTATGCGTTGAATGTTTTCTCCTGATTTGGTGTGAGAGGCTTGATGTGTCTCAACTCAAAGTGAGCAGCCTGCTTTTGCGCTTCTGGAATTGGTTTCTTGTTCTTAGGTTTCTTGGACATTTTAACTCCTTTAAAAGCAGAAGAGAGCGAATCACCTGCGTGACCGCTCTCTTCTAAAAATCGTAAATTCTTTTTTATGTTAAATCTCTCTCGGAATGTGCCATCGTTTCTCAATGGCCTTTTTGCTTGCTCCTGGTACAGCTTCTTTGATGCGTCCCAGAACATGCTTTTGAAAATCTGCTGGTGGCTTAGTGATGCCGATACCGACAGGATCAACGAGATTCATACGGAAGGTTTGATTGATCTTGGGATTTTCCTCAAGATACTTTTTGAGTTCTTCATACGACATTTGAAGTTCAAACTCTTCGCCTGTCTCTGCGTTTTCAAATGAATAATTTGGCATATCTGTATTTAGTATCTCCTATAATTGTGTAATCCACTCTGGTACATCACGCTTAGTCCACTTGTGCATACGAGCCTTAGCCACACGATAGTAGTTGCGATATGATGCGACACTATCATTCGGCACTTTGTATTCATCAGGCATTGCTGGCGTTACAGGCGTTAGATAATCTATTTTGATATTGTATGGTGCCCGCATGAGAGCATAGCTCATAATCTCGCATTTGTGATGCTTGCCATAACGATATGTATATTCGGCCAGCAAACCTAAGAAATGACAATAGAGCCAGTTGTAGTTGTTGTTATTTGCGCGACACCACACAGCAGATGGATGATTGATATGTGTGGCTGAATATAACACCGTCTCACGGTCGTCAGGCAAACGCCAACGCTTGACATTACGACCAGTCTTGGTCTTGTCGGTGTATTGTTCGCCATCTAGAATGCGATGAGCGGTAGACAAAAGCTGTGCAGTCTCAAGGATCATCTTGACTACATGCTTGTCCACCATCCACATTGCAGACTGGATCGGATCTTTATCAATTGCGAATATGTTCACTTCTCACCTCTAAGAGCAGCACGGACTTTGTTCGCTTTGGTATATGCGCCCCAATCATCTAAGTCTTTTGCTGCCTCGTCTAGAGCCGCCCGTAACCGATCAATCTCAGCCGCAGCATCATGCCGCCCGTCACGATAGCCTTGATCATAGGCGCGAATGTCAAAGTCTCTATCTGTCATTATCAGTCCTCAATAGCATCAAGCCGAAACAGTTCGCCTGGTTCTACATTCAAAGTCCTGTCCATATCTTTACGACCATCAGGCGTCCAGGACCGAACACGAATCTTTGTCACTCCAGGCGGAACTTTCCATGTAGCAGTGTTGCGACCATTCATATTGGCCGCATTACTTACTGTAGCAAAAAATGGCAGGGCTGTCAACCCTGCCAAGAGCCATCGCTTATTCATTACTTTTTCCTTTCAATCTTCACCTGCTTGAAGAGCAGTCCAAGACTCATAACAGCAAGCCAGTTCCAGAAACTATATTCAAGAATCTTGATGTCACCGAACAACTGATTCCAAGACCAGATTACTGCAAGAGGACCGAAGATGATGATTATTGCGGCTAGACCAAGCAAGCCAACAGCAGCCATAATCTTTTCATTAGAGTTCATTCGTATCTCCTCACTTCAGGAAGTTAGCAACGTCAATGCCGTCCATGCTGTCCCAATCGGGATCAACAGAGTAGGTACCACCAGCATACTCACCAGCATTCTTCATGCCGATTTCAGCCAGCAGACGGTCAGCCTCGGCGTCAGCACGATCCTTGAGAACCTGCCGAGCAGCCTTCTGAACAGGCGCCGAAGAGGTCTGCTTGGACTGGCGCACCTTGACAGGCTTAGATGCCTTCGGCTTTGCCGCAGCCTTGACCTTCTTCTGCTTGGGAGCAGCGGTACCGTTGCGCTGGGCAGGCGGTACCCACTTGAAATCGCGGGTAGCGGAATCGCCGTCAGAAATGAACTTATACTCGACCACAGTCTTACCAGACTTGATGGTATCAATCTCATAGCCGTGAAGCTTGAGATAGCAGACATACTTGGCAGCATACTTGCCTTTACCAACGTGGGCTTCAATCTCAGCAGGAGTGGCTGAACCCTTAGCCTTGAGAAATTCAAGAGCAACAAAATGAGCGGCAATCTTAGACATGTGTGTTTTCCTGTGTTTGTTTAGTTAACGATGGAATGATAGCAAATCTGGCAATAACTGTCAAGCGACATAAAGTTGCATTTCATCCATGCGGTGCAACTCATCCAATATTGCCGAAACGGTTGATATGTCGGCATCTGGCTCATACATGTGAACGTAGGCATGAATGCCATATAAATCAGTAAAGCCCCTCTCCAGAGCCGACCAGACCAATTCTTCCACGCCGATTAGAAAGTCCTTATAAGCACTCATGCATATCTCCTGCGGGTCTTGTCAGTATTAAAGAAAGCATGGGAACCGTCCTCGAACCAGCGAATGCCAGGCTTTCCCTGCGTGATCTGCTTTTGATCGAGGTACGAATAACCGCGATAACGCCCGACCGCATGGAGCGCAGCCTCGATCATGTCAATCAGACCGTTCCGACGCGCAATTTCCTCGGGCGCATCACAGTTGGGATAGTCGGCAGACAGATAGCCGTTGGCATAATCCAACAGCGCATCAATCGAAACGGTCTTGCGATCCTTAGTCATTAGCGAAGGTTCTCCGAGGGGTTGCAGAAGTTGACTTTCTCAGCGAACA